GAATCATGTGAAGCGTCATAATCGACAGCTGCATCATACACAGTTGTTGGTAAAAGCTCCTCAAACTGGATCGTTTGATCCTGGGAAATCGATGTTTCCTGGGACGTATCCAAAGGTGCTTCACTAGCAACTTCACCACTTTGTATTTGTATATTCTGTTTCCTACAAGGATTGCGAGTCAGAATGCGCTCTGCAACCACAGGCCTTGGGAAGAAATCCTCAAGGGTCAGGGTGACCTGTCGGTCAAATTTGTAAAAATTGAACACTCAAATATAAAACGTCGCTTCGGAGTTACTCCACGACGAGTGGGTATACATTGGTTCCAGCCGAACCTTCTCTAAATAGAAACTTTGGGGATCGCCCAGGCGGGAATAATACACATATGCAATAACATGAAATTGTATGGAAACATGCAAGGATCAAAATGTATATGCTCTACTTTTTCTCCACGCGATTAGCGTAGACGCCAACAGGAGCCCTGGCGTGATCACAACACATGCGATCGTCTGCGTAGCGACGCAGAAGACTATCATATGTTGGGAATGTACTTGGTTCAACGAACTGAGAAATCCCAGAATTAGCGACTATGCGCTTCATCTTAATGACATTCTCTTCGAAAACCTCACGTCCATAATAGAAAAACTCTCCAACCGCACTTCGGATTGATTGGATAGCCTGTTCCTCAGGACACACGGAAGTACTTTCCGTGCAGGTGGTCAACATTTTGTCAATCGATTGCCAATCGAGGGGACAAGCAACACGATGAATAACTTCTTCATCCACAATATCCTCACGAGGAACAAAACTTCGTTTTAAGAAGGTTACCTCTTCAATAGGGATGTATTCACGAGACTCTGACGATTTATCTGCCATGGTGTATTCAACACCATATTTTGCTAGACACTCCGAAATACTCGTATGATTGAACCAGGGAATCTTTTCAGAGACACCCATGGTATTGTCATCACCGTATGTGATCAATGCGACATACTCCTTAAACTCCTCAACAGTTCCTTTCGGGTTGAGAGTCAGGAAGACATATCGCATGTACAACGAATTGGCAATGCAATTAATGATAACTGTCAAAGCATGTCCAGAGGGATTTGAGCCGAAAAATTCGATAAAATCTCCTTGAACATCAGTCAAAGGGTAAGCCACATCGTGAGCAATACACCTAATGGCTTGCAGATCATCTTCACTGCGCCCCGCTGCCTCGAGAACCTTGATAATTACATCAAAAGCTGCCAAGATAAAAATGGGGTCCATTCGCTTGTCATACTTACCATAATCTCCCGCAATAAGGCGATCAACGCCAAATTTTGTGAGATATTGGTATAAATGTTGCCAAGAACAACTGCCACAATCCATACCTGGAGCACCCTCAAATAAATATGGGTTACTCTGAAAGATACGAACAAATGTTAGCAATTGCTGGCGAACTACGTGTTGCCACGCAGCTGGTCCTCCCATAAATCCACGAGTTTTCT